ATGCGTCCCACTTGCAAAAGCCACACGAATGACAAGCTCACAAAAGGCGAGTGCTGTCAAACGAAAACGAGCAGCAGGTAATCCGGGTGGTAAACCAACTAACGTAAAAACATTTGCATAATGAGAAGACAAGATAAAATGCCCGCAAGAAATAAAAAAAATTTCAGATCTACAAAGTCTGGAGCAGGTATGACACGAGCCGGTGTCGCTGCCTACAGAAGAGCAAATCCCGGTTCTAAATTAAAAACAGCGGTGACTGGAAAAGTCAAACCAGGATCTAAAGCTGCAAATCGACGTAAGTCGTACTGTGCAAGAAGCGCAGGCCAAATGAAGAAATTTCCAAAGGCTGCAAAAGATCCTAATTCAAGACTTAGACAGGCTCGCAGAAGATGGAAATGTTAAATGCAATTAGAAACAGTCGTAAACAAACTACTTAGATTTTTAAAAAGTAGAATAGATAATTTATCCATGTCAGTTACATCCGGTGGGGTTGACAGTATGGAAAATTATAAGTATATAATAGGACAAATAAACGCCTACGAGGCAACACTACAGGAAATCTCTAACCTGCTAGAAGAAAAGGAGCGAAATGGAAAAGGAACAGTCATCGATATTAACACCAAACAATGATCTTATTGGTGTAAAAAAATCAGAGAAAAAAGAAAAAGAACCAAAATTACCAAAGCCAACAGGCTGGAGACTTTTAGTTTTACCTTTCAAGATGAAAGAAAAAACTAAAGGTGGATTAGTATTAGCTGAAACTACACTAGAGAAACAACAAGTTGCTTCTCAAGTTGGTTTAGTTATGGCCATGGGATCTCAATGTTATAAGGATAAAGAGAGGTATCCGGAAGGTCCGTGGTGCAAGGAGAAAGATTGGATTATGTTTGCACGATATGCAGGTAGTCGAATCAAAATAGATGGTGGGGAAATGCGTCTGCTAAACGACGATGAAGTTTTAGCAACAATTGATAGTCCAGAGGACATCTTGCATGAGTTCTAAACATAGGAAGGAGTAACTATGCCAGAAGAAGATAAAAAAATGGTACCCATTGATACATCAGGACCTGATGCTACAATAGATATCGAAGAAGCAAAAGACGAAGCTGTAATTGAACAGCCGGAAGAAAACAAAGAACAAGGAACAGATAAATCATTTGAAAACGAACGAGAAACAAAGTTAGAAGAAAAAAAAGATGATGGTGAGTTAGAAGACTATAGTAAAGGTGTACAAGCTCGTATTGCGAAATTAACTCGTAAGATGAGAGAAGCAGAGAGAAGAGAACAAGCTGCTGTTGAGTATGCACAAGCTGTAGAACAAAAAAGACAAGTATTAGAAAAACGTTTTGAGAAGACGGATTCTGATTACATTAAAAAATTTGAGACAACTATATCGTCAGGTTTAGAGTCTGCACAAAAAGAATTAGCTGCAGCAATTGAATCTGGTAATGCAGAAGCTCAAGTTGCAGCCAATAAAAGAATTGCACAACTCGCATTTGAGAATGCAAAATTAGAAGCTGCAAAAGAGGGTAGACAAACAAAACAGGAAGAGAAGCCTGTACAACTCTCTCAAGCAAATAATGTAAACATTCCTCAAAGAGATGATCCGATTAATCCGGATCCAAGAGCTGAAGCATGGGCCTCAAAAAACTCATGGTTTGGATCTGATAGAGCAATGACTTACACTGCATTTGAGATACATAAGGATCTTACTGAAAAAGAAGGGTATGATCCTAGTTCTGACGAGTATTATGCTGAAGTTGACAAACGTATTAGAGTTGACTTTCCGCATAAATTTGGTAATACTAAAACAAATACGACAGCTCCCGTTCAGACGGTCGCTTCAGCACAAAGAAGCGTAAAGCCTGGTCGCAAAACTGTGAGACTCACATCATCACAGGTAGCAATAGCTAAAAAATTAGGTGTGCCACTCGAAGAATACGCAAAACAATTAAAAAACACGGAAGGAGCGTAACATGACAAAAGACGAAAAAAATACTTCTCGTGCGAGCCAAACACGGTCAAAATCTGAGAGACCTAAAGTGTGGGTTCCACCATCTTCTCTAGATGCACCCCCTGCGCCTGATGGATTCAGGTATAGATGGATTAGAGCTGAAGTCGTAGGATTTCAAGATACGAAAAACATAACTGGAAAATTAAGAGAAGGTTATGAATTAGTTCGTGCCGAAGAAGTCGAAAACGCAAGCGATTATCCAGTCCTCGATGAGGGCAAATACAAGGGAGTGATTGGGGTAGGCGGCCTTCTCCTTGCGAAGGTACCCGAAGAGATAGTTAAGCAACGAAACGACTACATGTTGAATAGACATCAAGAACGTAGCGATGCTGTAAACAACGATCTTATGAGGGAGCAGGATAAGAGGATGCCGATCAATGTTGAAAGGCAGTCTCGTGTAACCTTCGGTGGTACGAAAAAGTAATTTTTCAATCACTGAATTTATATAAACCGTACTGGAGGCCCTTCGGGGCAGGTACATAAGGAGAAACAACTATGGCAAATAGAAACACACAAGGTTTTGGTTTAGTTGCTGCAGGAACGCTTGGATCAACTCCAGCGACTTCTGGGCAAGGTAAATACAAAATCGATGCTGGTTATGGAACTACTATATACAATGGTGGTGCCGTTGCTTCTGCTGCTGGTTACATTGTCGAAGGTCAGGGAACTGACACTCCGATTCTTGGCGTATTGAATGGAATATTCTACAACGCGGCTACAACTTTAAAGCCGACGTTTGCGAATGCTTACATTGCAACAATCACGCCAGCTAACAGTGAAGACACGGATGCTTTTGTATTCGATAACCCTCAACAACAATACGTAGTAGCAACTGATGCTGCTGTAGCACAATCTGGTTTCCTAGAAACTTATGACATGAATACTACTGCTGGTAGCGATACCACTGGTAAGTCTTCAGCGACATTAGATATAGGTGACACAAGTGCAGATGCAGCTTCATGGAGACTTTTAAGATCTGCTGAAGATCCTGAAAATGAAGATATTACTGCAGCTTTCGCTTCAGTAGTAGTAGTTGCTAATCTAATTGAGCTACAATCGTAAAGCTAGAATAGGAGAACAAAAATGGCAATATCACGATCACAACTAGTTAAAGAACTAGAGCCAGGTTTGAACGCACTGTTCGGCTTGGAATATAAAAGGTATGAAAATCAGCATGCTGAAATTTATACTGCTGAAAACAGTGACAGAGCTTTTGAAGAAGAAGTAATGTTATCTGGTTTCGGAAACGCACAAGTAAAAGGTGAAGGTTCAGGTGTATCATTCGATGAAGCACAAGAAACTTTCACAGCTCGTTACACTCACGAGACAGTAGCTTTAGCGTTCGCAATCACTGAAGAAGCGATTGAGGACAATTTGTATGACAGACTTGCGTCTAGATATACAAAAGCTTTAGCAAGATCTATGTCGAATGCGAAACAAGTAAAAGCTGTTGAACCATTAATTAATGGTTTCGGTGGTGGTTTCACTTCTGGTGACGGTGCTAATTTATTTAGTACATCACACTCGACTGTATCAGGGTCTTTCCAAAATACTCTGACTACACAAGCAGATCTTAACGAAACTTCGTTAGAGCAATCTTTGATCGACATCGGTCAAATGACTGACGAAAGAGGTCTAAGAGTTGCAGCAAGAGGATTGAAAATGATCATTCCTTCTGAGCTTCAGTTTACAGCTGAGAGATTAATGAAATCTCAAGGTAGAACTGGAACAGCTGATAACGATATTAATGCAATCGTATCTATGGGTATGGTTCCTCAAGGTTATAGAGTGAACAACTACCTAACTGATACAGATGCGTTCTTTATCCTTACAGACGTACCAAATGGTATGAAAATGTTCACAAGAGCTCCATTGACAACTGCAATGGAAGGCGACTTCGATACTGGAAACGTTAGATACAAAGCTAGAGAAAGATACAGCTTCGGCGTATCAGACCCTAGAGGTATCTTCGGAGTATCAGGAGCAGCGTAATAAGTAATTTATGAGGCGGACATAGTTCCGCCTCATTTACAAGACAAAAGGTGAGACTTATGAAAAAATTCTTAGTTACAATAAATGCGTACGGCCACTACTCAAAATTTGAAGTAGAGTCAGCAGATGATCCGAATTCACTGGAACAATCAATCCTTGACAAACTTGGAGAAAATAGTATAGTTTGGGAAAAAACGGGAATGTTTGGTCCGTTGAATAGAATAACCTATGAGGAGGTTGTTAATGATACAAGACCTATACAAAGCAAAAAGGTCCTTGGAGTTGAAGTGGGAACAGGAGCATATTGACAATGGTAGATATACTCTTGAAATGGTCCGGATTGATGACAAAGTTAGAGAAGTTATCACAAAGATCAAGCTGGAAGAAGCAGCTATTGCTCACAGACAAAATACTGTCGAAGGTGCAGCTCCACAAGTTTCTGTAGCTACTTAATCAAAAGCTACATCGTTGGAATAAATCCACTCCACATTACAGGCTCTCTTGCACTCTACTTAAATCTAGTATATAAAAAGCACACTATACATTAAATTGAACATCGACGCGTATAGTCGACGGCCTAGAGACGATGTTCAAATAACTAGGAGGATAATACTATGGCAAACACTACGTTTTCAGGACCGGTCATTTCTAAAAATGGCTTTACAAGTACAGGTCCTGGTATGACTGTTAGCTTAACAGCTGACACAACATTAACAGTTGCTGCACATGCGGGTAGAATTTTACTTTGCAATGATGCTGACGGTAAATTTACTTTACCTTCAATCAATGTAAATGCAAATGGCGCATCAGCAGGTGATAATGACTTTAACAATCTAAACAACATCGGTGCAACTTTTACATTTTTTGTTGAAACAGCTGCAACTGATATGGACATCTTAACTGATGGTACTGATAAATTTAAAGGTGCTATCATGATTGGTGTTGATGACGGTTCGAAAAAAGCTTTCGTTCCAGGCGCAACTAATGATGTTATAACTATGAATGGTTCTACAAAAGGTGGAATCGTTGGTAGCGTTATATCTTTCACAGCGATTGATACTGCTACATACATGGTTCACAATTCTTTATTGATTGGATCAGGTACAATAGTAACACCATACGCAGACGCGTAATAAATAATTAATGTGGGGCTTCGGCCCCACATATTAATTTTAAGGAGAAACAAATATGGCAACATCAGATCAACAGTTTTCATGCAGAACTTCTGACGGTAGATTTGGTAAAGCAACAGACGCTTCAGGTTCATTTATTGGACCAGCTAGAATAACTTATATTCAAGTTGAAGGCGTAGCTAACAGTAACATCAAACTTTATGATGGAACTGATAATTCTGGAGCTTTAGTATTCGAAGGTAATTGTGGAACTGAAGGGTTAGACATTTATGTACCAGGAAGTGGTATTAGATGTAGAACTGGAATATATTTAGATTTAACCAATACAACATCAGTTACTATTGGATATACTGGCTAGGAGGTTAAATGGCTAATACTACCTCGGGCACTACAACGTTCGATAAAACTTTTGCTATTGATGAAATAGTAGAAGACGCATTTGAACGTATTGGATTACAGAACGTTGCAGGCTATCAACTTAAATCTGCAAGACGATCTCTTAATATCTTATTTCAAGAATGGGGTAATAGAGGTATTCATTATTGGGAAATAGATGAACTTGATCTTGATTTAGTTGAAGGACAAGCTGAATATAAATTTTTTAGATCAAGTGATGATGGCACAAGTGCTACATCAAATCCAAATGGTATTTATGGAATGTCCGATGTCCTTGAAGCACAATTAAGATCTAATAGAACTCAAACAACTCAATCAGATAGTCCGATGACAAAAGTAGATAGATCTTCTTATGCAGGTTTTTCTAATAAGTTATCTAAAGGAACTCCTAATCAATATTGGGTACAAAGATTTATTGACCATGTTAGTATTAGTATTTATCCAACACCTGATTCTACAAATGCATCTAAAGATATGCATTTCTATTATATAAAAAGAATTCAAGATGCAGGAGATTATACAAATGCATCTGATGTACCATTTAGATTTGTACCTTGTATGGTTGCAGGTTTAGCTTTTTATCTGGCACAAAAATTTCAACCACAATTAGTTCAACAAATGAAATTATATTATGAAGATGAATTACAAAGAGCTCTTGCAGAAGATGGTTCGGCTTCTAGTACATATATTACACCAAAAGCTTATTACCCAGGAACATAATGGCAAAATACGCAACAGGAAAACATGCAAAAGCAATTTCTGATCGATCTGGTATGGAGTTTCCATACAGAGAAATGGTTAGAGAATGGAATGGTGCGTTTGTACATGTTTCTGAATTTGAACCAAAGCAGCCACAGCTAGAACCAAAACCTCTTTCTGCAGATGGTATTGCTTTAAGAAATGTAAGAAGTGATAGAACAGAACCAGTTACAACTGTTTTAATAGCAGAGAATGGTTTTGAAACTTATGCTGCGGGTTCTGGAATTATAAATGTCTATTCACCTGGACATGGTTTAACAAATGGAACAACATATTTATTTAGAGGACCACCTACAATATCACCTGGTACAGGTACACCCTATAATCCAAATGGTGGTGCAGCTGGTAATCCTGTTTTTGCTTATGCAACAATTCCTAACTTTGATGGAATAACAGGTGCACAAATAGGACAAGGTTCAGGATATGCTGTTACAACAGGAAAATATATTCCTGATACAGGAGACGGAAATCCAGGAAGAGGTACAACTGACTTTTTAGTTTCAAATTTCTTCTTCTTTACAGTTAACTCAGATACTGCTACAACTGGTGGTATAAAAGGAGGAGGCTACGGTTGTTCCGTTGGGCCTATTACTATTGAAGGATGATTAAAAAAATTTTAAATTGGATCAAAGGTATATTTAAACCTACAAGACAAAAAGAAGTTGTTGAGTTAACAGCTAAGCAACAAAAAATTTTAAAAAAACATAAGGGATAATAATGGCTGGATTAAGTTATAATGATTTAGTTACAAATATTAGAAGCTACACAGAAACAGATTCTAATGTTTTAACAACTGCTGTTTTAGAAAATATAATTTTAAACTCACAATATAGAATATTTAGAGATGTACCTATTGATGCAGAGAGAAGACAGCAAACAGGTAATTTAGTTGCTGGCCAAGAGTCTATCAATGCTCCTGCAGGAGCCTTATTTATTAGAGGTATACAGGTTTATGATTCAAGTTCTGTGATTACTGGAGCTAATGTTTGGTTAGAGAAAAAAGATTATACCTACTTGCAGGAATATCAAGATGTAACAGGAACATCTGAAGCTCAAGGTAAACCTAAATATTACGCTATGTATGGTGGTGGAACGGGTAATACAGATACTACATCTGGAAGAATAGCTTTTTCACCAGTGCCAAATACCACCTATAAATTTAGAGTTCATTATAATAAAATGCCAGACACTTTAGAGTCTAGCAATCAAACTAATTATATTAGTCTTAATTTTCCTAATGGACTATTATATTGTTGTCTGTCAGAAACTTATGGTTTTTTAAAAGGTCCTATAGACATGTTGACACTATATGAAAATAAGTATAAACAAGAGGTACAGAAGTTTGCTAACGAGCAAGTTGGTAGAAGACGAAGAGACGACTACACAGACGGAGCAGTTAGAATACCAGTAAACTCAGCAAACCCGTAGGAGATAAATTATGGCAATAACATCGGCAATATGTTCAAGTTTTAAACAAGAACTTTTACAAGGTAAACACAATTTTGCATCATCAGGTGGTGATACTTTTAAATTAGCATTGTTTGATAGTGATGCTTCTTTGGGTGCAGCAACAACAGATTATTCAACTTCAGAAGAAATTACAAACACATCAGGAACAGCTTATACAGCTGGAGGTGCAACTCTTACAAGATCAGGAGTTGGTTTAACAGGAACTACAGCATTCACAGATTTTAGTGATGTTACATACACTTCAGCTTCTTTTACTGCAAACGGTGCAATGATTTATAATACAACTACAGGAACAAGCACAGGTACAACAGATTCTGTAGCGATTATTGCTTTCGGTGGTGACAAAACAGCAAGTAATGGAACTTTTAAAATTGAGTTTCCTACAAACGACGCGACAGCAGCAATAATCAGATTAGCATAGGAGGTCGACCATGTCGACAACTTCAGGATGGGGACGATTCACCTGGGGACAGGCTAATTGGAACCAATCTACAACTTTAAAAACAGGATGGGGTGCCCAACAATGGAGCGGCGATGGCGGCTGGGGCGATCTTTCTGATCAAACAGTTTCAGTTTCTTTAACAGGTATACAACTTACAACTAGCATTGGTACAGTTGATGTTCCTGATCAAGTAATAACACCTACAAGTTTTGAAATAACATTATCACAGGGAGAAGCTTTTGTTCCTGTTAATATAGATGGTGTATCTTTTTCTGCATCTGTAGGTTCTTTAACAGTTAACGATGTAACTATGGGTCTAACAGGCCAAGAAATTACATCTGTTTTAGGCACACCAGTCGTAGCTGATATGACTGTTGGAATGACAGGTCTTGATTTAACTTTATCTCAAGGTACAGCATTTGCTCCAAACGATACAGTAATTGTTTCTGGTCAAGAAATAACTTTAACACAAGGCACTGCAACTGGAACTTCTTCACAAGAAGCAGACTTAACAGGTATTGAAGCAACATTTACTTTAGGTTCTGTAGTTATTCCTAACGATACAGTTCAAATATCTGGACTATCAATGACTTCAACATTGGGTTCTATTGTTGGATTAGGAGGAGCATTAATTCAACCTACAGCTCAAACAATAACATCTAGTGTAGGATCTTTAACTGTAGAAGAAGGTTTAGGATTAACAGGACTATCATTTAGTGCTAGTTTAGGAACAATTTCACTAACAGATATTACGGTAGGATTAACTGGACTATCTTCAACGTTTAGTGTAGGAACTGTAGACATATTTGCTTATGGCGATGTTGACACTGGTTCTAATACATCGTATAGTAATATTTCAACGGGTTCGAATTCTTCATATTCGAATGTTGCAACTGGATCAAATACAAGTTATAACGATGTAGCAGCGTAGGAGAATTTTTTATGGCATCAACATACACACCTTTAGGTGTAGAACTTCAAGCAACCGGTGAAAATGCCGGAACATGGGGAACAAAAACTAATACAAACTTACAGATTGTCGAACAGATATCTGGAGGTTATACAACACAAGCGGTAACTGATGGTGCAGATACAGCGCTTACTGTATCTGATGGATCAACAGGAGCTACTCTTTCTCATAGAATTATAGAATTTACAGGATCACTTACAGCATCTAGAAATGTTACAATACCTTTAGATGTACAAAACTTTTATTTCTTAAAAAATGCAACTTCTGGATCTCAAAATGTTGTATTTAAATATGCAACAGGTACAGGTACTTCTGCTACAGTTACAAATGGTAAGACTGTAATTGCATATGCAAAAGCAGATGATGGTACTAATCCAAATATTTCTACAATATCACTAGCAAGTGATCTCGTGGATGACACATCCCCACAATTAGGTGGTAATTTAGATACTAACTCTTTTATGATAGACTTCGATGATGCTCACGGTATCAGAGATGAAAATGGAAACGAACAATTAATTTTTGAAACAACTGGATCTGCAGTCAACCACATTGATATAACAAATGCTGCAACAGGATCAGGACCAGAGATTGGTGCAGTTGGAGATGATTCTAATATTAATTTAGAGTTAAAACCAAAAGGAACTGGTGAAGTACAAATTGGTACAGGAGCTGCAACAGCAACTCTTACGTCAAGTGGTGCTTATGATTTAACTTTAGATACAAATGGTGGCACAAACTCAGGTACAATTACAATTACAGATGGTGCTAATGGTGCAATCACAGCTACACCAAATGGAACTGGTGAAGTAGTTGTTGGTGGTAATACAAACCCAGGTACTCTTGTTCTTAACTGTGAATCTAATTCTCACGGAATTAAACTACAGTCACCTCCACATAGTTCATCTCAGAGTTATACACTTAAATTTCCAACAGGAAATGTTACAGCAGATAGATTTTTAAAAGTAGCTAGTATTACAGGTTCAGGTACAACGGCAGTTGGTCAACTATCTTTTGCTGAAGTATCAGGTGGCACTTCATACCAAGCTGTAAAAACTTCAGGATTCACTGCAGTAGCAGGAGAAGGATATTTTTGTAATACAACATCAGCAGCGTTTACAGCAACATTACCTGGATCAGCAACAATTGGTGATGAAATAACTTTTATAGATTATGCAGGTACATTTGATACAAATAATTTAACTATTGGAAGAAACTCACACAATATACAGGGTGCTGCAGCAGATTTGACAGTGTCAACTGAAAGAGCTGGTTTTACATTAGTTTACGTAGACTCTACTCAAGGTTGGCTATTAAAGGATAAATAATAATGGCTGAGTATAAAGGTATAAAGGGTTTTCAAGTACAAACCCGTACGGACGATCCATCACCAACTGAGGCACAAACTGGAGATTTTTATTACAATTCCTCAACAGGACAATTTAAAACTATAGGCACAGGTGGAGCGCCTATTGGTTCTTGGTCATCTGGTGGTGCTATGAATACAACAAGAGCACAGACAATGGCAGGTGGAAATTCTACCGCAGCAGTTGTTGGTGGCGGTGGTCCGCCAGCAGGAGGCACACAATCAGAAACCTATAATGGTACATCTTGGACAGAAGTTAATGAATTAAATAATTCTACTAGATTAAATGCAGGATCAGGAGCATATAATTCAGCATTAAGTATAGCTGGTTATACAACAACCTATATTGCTAAAGCAGAATCTTGGAATGGAACAAGTTGGACAGAAATTTCAGACGTAAATGTATCTAGACTTCAAGGTGGTTCAGCTGGAGCTTCAGCTACTTCGGGTATGTTTTTTGCTGGCGAAGGACCTCCTCCGTGGACAACTCATAGAGATAAAACAGAAATATGGAATGGTTCAAGTTGGACAGAAGTAAATGAATTAAATACAGGTAGAACACAGATAGCAGGAGCAGGAATTACAACATCTGCTTTAGGCGCAGGAGGACACCCTGGAAGTGGTTACACTGCTGATGTTGAACTTTGGGACGGAACTTCTTGGACAGAAACAACAAATTTAAATACATCAAGAGAAGGCAGAATGGGATTTGGAGCTGTTAATACCGCTGCAATAATTTCAGGGGGTAGAAGTCCATATACTGGAAACACAGAATCTTGGGACGGAACTTCTTGGACTGAAATTGCAGATCTAGCAACAGGTAGATATAATGGAAGTGCTTCAGGATCTTCCACAAATGGCATACTTCAAGGTGGATCTACATCAGGAACTAGCGGATCAACGACAACAGAAGAATGGAACGCAGCAGAATTTGAAATTAAAACAGTGACAACAAGTTAATAATGAAATATAAACAAGAAAAAGGAGGAAGCAACTATGGCATATAAATACTGTACAGCGACTAACTGGGGTAAAAACTTTTTCACTCACGAAGAGAGAAAACAGTTTCACCTTTCAGGACATCCTGGTGAAGTATGGGTTGTAGGCGATAATCTTTACGGTGATCAATGGATCGGTAAAGTAGCAGGTGCAATTAAGACAAAAGAAGAAGCACAAGCTATCGTTACTGGTGAAATCGAAGCAGCACAAACTGCTTGGGATGCATTATCAGCTGAAGAGCAAGAGCGAAACCCAAGACCTACATTATATAATCTTCCATAGTCTTTAGCCTATGGCAAATTATTCAGATATAAAAGGATTTACAGTTCAAACACTGTCTAGCGATCCAGCTGCGTCTCAAGCATCTACAGGATCATGGGCTAGTGGTGGATCTTTAAACACAGGGCGATATGGTGTTGGCGCTAGTGGTATAAGCAACTCATCTAGTTTAGCTTTTGCTGGTAATAATGGTGGTGGAGTTGTTAATAATACAGAATCTTATAATGGTTCAAGTTGGACAGAACTTAATAACATAAATACTTCAAGGTTTTATTTAGGTGGTCAAGGAACTCAAGGAGCAGCATTAGGATTTGGTGGTGAAACTCCAGGTAAAACTGCTGTTTCAGAAACTTGGGATGGTACAAATTGGACAGAAGGAAACGATTTAAACACAGCAAGACTTTCATTAGGATCTGGTTCTTTAGCTTATACAGAAGCACTTTGTGTGGGTGGTTGGAAAAGTCCAGGGGTAGCAAGTGAAGTTGAATCCTATGATGGTACAAGTTGGACTGAAATAGCTGAAATGAATACTGCTAGAAATGGCCCATTTGTATCAGGAGATAACACTAATGCAATAGTTTCAGGTGGTTCTGTAGAACCAGGTGTACAAACTAAAGCAGAATTATGGAATGGTTCTTCGTGGACTGAAACTGGAGATATAAATACAGCAAGATATAATGGCGGTGCAGCTGGAACTTATACTAGTGCATTAATTTATGGTGGTTCAAATCAAGGAGGAACAGTAGACGCTGAAACAGAAGCTTGGGATGGATCTAGCTGGACAGAGTTAGCAGATTTATCAGCTGCAAGAAGTTATGCAGATGGCGCTGGTATATCAAATACAAATGCAATTTATGCTGGAGGATATACTACAACCACTGTTGCTACTACAGAAGAATGGACAACAACACCAGCTGCAACATTTTCAAAAAGTACTGAAGGACAATTATATTATAATTCAACAACAAACACTTTTAAAGAAACGATAACAGATATACCAAGCACCTCTTGGTCATCTGGTGGTACAATGAATACTGGAAGATTTTATGCAGCAGGATCGGGAGCAAGTAATGAATCTGCAAGAATATTTGCTGGAGGAACATCTACAGCATCTACTTCAGTTTTAAACGAATCTTATAATGGAACTGCTTTTACAGAAGATGCTGATTTAAATACAGCAAGAGATAAAACTGCTGGAACGGGAACATTAACACTTGCATTAGTAATTGCAGGAACAGATTCAAATCTTGCAAATGTAGAAGCTTGGAATGGATCTTCATGGACTGAAACCACTGATGTAAATACTGCTAGAAGACAAGGTATGGGTGTTGGTTTAGCGGCTCCTGCTTCTTTATATGCAGGTGGTTATACTACTACTTTTGTTGCTAGTGTTGAATCATGGAATGGATCTTCATGGACTGAAGTAAGTGATCTTAACACAGCTCGTATAAGTGGAGGGGCGGCAGGGACTCAAACAGAAGGATTAGTTTTTGGTGGAGAACCTACAACTGCTAATACAGAATCTTGGGATGGATCAAGTTGGACAGAAGTAAATAATTTAAATACTGCAAGATATTTTTTAGCGGGTTCAGGTACTCAAACACAAGCTCTTGCTTTTGGAGGATATGTATCAACTGATGTAGCTAACACTGAAGTTTGGAACGGTTCTTCTTGGACAGAGTTAAATGATTTATCGACAGCTGCTAGAGCTGCTAGCGGTAAAAATTCAGCGACAAGTGCACTTGCAGCAGGAGGAGGACCTCCAGCAACTTCACAATCAGAAGAGTGGACAGCAAGTTTAGCTAATAAAACAATTACAACGAGTTAATTATGGCAAAGTATAGAGAAGTAAAAGGAATTACAGTACAAACAAGAGACAGCGATCCAGTTGTTGGAGGAGTGGCTGGAGCATCTTGGTCTAGTGGTGGAAGTTTAAATACTGCAAGATATGCTTTAAAATCAGTAGGAACTCAAACTCAAGCTTTAGCGTTTTCTGGTTGGCAACCTCCATATTCAGCATTAACAGAACAATATGACGGATCATCATGGACCGAAGTTGGAGACTTGAATACTGCAAGGCAAGCAGGTTATGAAGCTGGAGTTTATAATTCTGCTTTATCTTCTGGTGGAGAAGTATCTGGAGGATCAAACACAGCTAATGTAGAGTCTTGGAATGGATCAGCTTGGACAGAAACAACGGATTTAAACACAGCAAGAAGAAATGGAGGCGGTGCAGGGTCTAGTAATACAAATGCATTGGTTTTTGGTGGTTATACAGGATCTCCTGTTGCTGTTAATGAATTATGGAATGGATCTAGCTGGACTGAGGTTGGAGATCTAAATACTGCAAGATATGGTATAGCAGGAACAGGAACTAATACAGCTGCTTTAGCAATTACTGGTAATCCTAATTCATCTATTAATGAATTATGGAATGGATCATCTTGGACTGAAGTTGGAGACACAAATACTGGAAGAAACGCAGGAGCTGCTGCAGGAACTACTACAGAAGCTTTAATTTTTGGTGGAGCGCCTAATATTGCTAATACAGAATTTTGGAATGGTTCTAGTTGGACAGAGGTCGCAGACTTAACTACAGGAAGAGGTCAATTAGGTGGTAACGGTACATCAACTGCAGGTTTAGCTGTTGGTGGCGAACCTCCTACAACTGGTGTTACAGAAGAATTTTCAGTTGCACCTCCAACATCGGCTATCTTAACAGAAGGTGATATATTTTTATCTGGGGGCACAACGTTAAAAGCTTTTGGAAAAGCGGCGGGCTTACCTACAGCAACATGGTCTAGTGGTGGTAATTTAAATACAGCAAGGTCTAGTCCAGGTAAAGGAACACAAGGCACTCAAACGTCAGCATTGGCTATAGGAGGAAGTGTTCCAGCTAAAATAGCTAACAATGAATCGTATAATGGTTCTACTTGGACAGAAGTTGGAGATATAAACACTGCAAGAAATAGTGCAGGCGCAGCAGGAACTAATACTGCAGCATTACTTTCTTCTGGAAATACTGGTTCTGCTACTACTATTAATGAAAGTTGGGATGGGTCCTCTTGGACTGAAGTTGGGGATTTAAATAGTTCTCATAGCACAACATTTCAAGCTGGAACACAAACCGCTAGTTTAATATTTGGAGGAACGCCTACACCAACAAATGCTAACACAGAATCTTGGAATGGAAGCGCTTGGACAGAAGTAAATAATTTAAACTCTGGTAGATATTCTCATGGAGGAGCAGGCATTCAAACAGATGCTTTAGCTTTTGGAGGTTCACCAGAACCTGGCGGTGTTAATTTAACAGAAAAATGGGACGGAACAAGTTGGACTGAAGTAAATAATTTAAATACAGCAAGAACTTATATAGCTGGTGCTGGAACTTCTTCATCACAAGCTCTTGCATTTGGAGGTTTAGTTGGTGCAAGTTATAAAGGTGAAACAGAAGTATGGAATGGTTCATCATGGTCTGAAGGTGCAGATTTAGCAACAGTTAGATTTGATTCAGGAAATGCTGGTTCTGGTGTTTCTGCTCTAGCTTATGCAGGTTCAGTACCAGGTACAATAACAAATGCTACAGAAGAATGGACAGCTGATGCTGCGTTAGCTACAGTAACGTTATCGTAGACTTGACCTTTCTATAAAAAGGTATATATACAGATTAGAAATAATAAAGGAGAAAATATGTCAAAAGAAAAACGTAATATAGCAACTAAACTTGAGACTGAGTCAAAGTATTTAACAAACATCTTAGATAAAGATGATGTTAAAAGTTTTAAAAAATTAATACCAGAGTTACAAGATACATGGATGAAGAAACAAATGTTTCGTACAGAAACAGAAATGAGATTCTCTGTATTATCCGACAATAAATATCCAACCAAAGCTGCAAAGTATTGGCAGTCTGTAAGAGAACAGAATACACACTTTGAAAATTTAGTTCATCTATCATTTGATGCGAGAAAAAATGAAGTTGAGATAAAAAAATTAAAACGTGATATTAAAAAAGAAAAAGATCCATTAGAAAAAGAACTTAAACAAATAGAGTTAGAAGAAAAACTTTATGGTAAAGCAAGTATGGAACTTGTTGCTAAACATAGAATGAGAGAAGTTGCTACTTGGTCTAAACTTAAAAAAGAGTTTCACGATGGTTCTTTTGATGACAAAGATGTAAATACGCACCAAGCTAAATCATATTTGTTAAGATTCCAAAGACAAAAACAAACTATAACTCCTGGTACAACACAACCAGAAGTGTTTAATATACTAGGTCAATTGGAAGCTTTAGAAAAAGGTATAAAAGATAATACATTATCTTTAGATAGTAAAAAAACTAAAAAAATAAAATGAACTTCGACTTTGTCTATCTAGGGCAAACGGTTTTAAAATACAAAGTCCCTTTAGAAATTTTTGTAGGTCTTAATGAGATCTATGAAAAACAAAAGAAACAATTACCAAAAGCCAATAAACAATTGGTAGGTAAAATAGAGGATGAAGTATCTTTATTTTATTCAGGTCCTAACAATGATAAGATGCATCAGCATTCTTTTCTACCACAAGATATATTAAAATGGTTTCACACTGTCTTTGATCATTACACAGATTGGAACAAGATAGGTCCAACACAAAAATCTATAAATTCTATTTGGGTTAATGAAATGAAAGCACACGAATATAATCCTGTGCACATACACCAAGGTAAACTTTATACAGGTCTATCTTCTGTGATGATTTTAAAATTACCTAAAGACACAGGCGTAGAATATTCTGCAGAATCAAAACCCATGAATGGTAGACTACAAATCATAGGCGCAGCTAATGGACAATTTTCTAAAACAGATTATTCACCTGAAATGAAGATAGGAGACTTTTATGTTTTTCCTTATGATATGAGACACTGTGTATATCCATTTAACGGAACTAAAGAAAAAAGAAGAACATTAGTTTGTAATGTAGATGTTGATTATAATCCTGTATCTTCGAGAACTGGATCAGGGCAAAACGAATGACACAAGTACCGCGAATGCCTAGATGGCAATCTTATGTTGCCCAAACAACAGAACCCATATTTACACCAGAACAATGTAAGATGATTATTGATGCTGGTAATCAGTGTGCACCAGAACAAGCAAAAGTTGGTGGAGGCGAAGGAGGTAAGTATGATACTAAAAAAAGAGTTACAACAATATCTTGGATACCTTTTGATAAATTACCACAGATGTATAAAGTTATTGAAAATCAATTATCTATTGTAAACTTAAATCATTTTTATTTTGATGGTGTAAGACTTACAGAGCCTGCACAGTTTACGGTTTATCCTAAAGGTGGTTTTTATGATTGGCATATGGATCTAAATGCTTTTGGTCAAGATGGTCAAAATCCAATACGTAAAATATCTATGACATGTTTATTATCAGATCCATCAGAGTTTACAGGTGGTGAACTTACGTTTTCAGAGATGGGTGATAACAAGCCACTGCCCTTGAAACAAGGACAAGCTATATTTTTTGCATCATTTTTACGACACAAAGTTGCACCAGTTAAAAAAGGTGTGAGAAAATCTTTAGTGATGTGGTTTGGAGGACCACCATTTAAATGACATTACAAAGAAAAGTATTATTTCCAACTCCAGTGTATTTTAAAGATATACCTAACGCTAAAGAACTTAATAAATATTTATTCAAAGAAATAAAGAAGTGGCGTAAAACAGATCCTGAAGGTGAAAAGAAAACAAACTCTGGTTTTGGTTGGCACAGTAAAACAGATATGGATAAACGAAAAGAGTATCAACCTTTAATTCAAGAATTATTTAAGATGGCTGAGGAGTGTAATAAAGATTATGGTATTACGGGTAAGTTAGGTTTGGGTAATATGTGGGCTAATATTAATCCTACTTATAGTTATAACAAAACACATACACATCCTAACTCTATGTGGTCAGGGGTATATTATATTAAAGTACCAAAAAACTCAGGTAAATTATTTTTAGAAGATCCTAGACCAGGACCTAATACACATATGCCTAGAAGAGTAGAGAATATGCCAGAAGCATTATGGAGAGTGTGTGCTTATGAACCTGTAGAAGGTCGTATGATCTTTTTTCCTAGTTGGCTTCCCCATGGTGTAGATATAAATTTAAATACAGATAAAGGTGAAAAAAACTGGAGAATATCTGTGTCTTATAATTTTATACAAATATGAGTTTTAAGAAAAATAAATATCAAGTCATACGTGGTGCTATATCAAAAGAAATAGCAGATGTTGCTTATAGATATTTACAAATATCCGCAGAGGCTGATAACTGGATGATAAACAATTATACCACACATAAAGGTAATCCATTAGTTGGTAACTTTCATGATCCACAAGTACCAGGATCTTATGCCAAATATGCAGATAGATTTATGGAAGTTTTATTAGTTAAAACTATTGATGTTATGCAAAAGAAAACAGGACTTAAACTAGTACCTACTTATTCTTACACAAGACTCTATAGAACAGGCAATATTTTAAACAGACACAAAGATAGACCTAGTTGTGAGATATCAACCACACTATGTTTAGGTGGTGATCACTGGCCTATCTATCTAGATCCTACGGGAGCAGATAATGTTATTGAAGAATACAAAGGTATTGTAAAACCAGGTGCACCATTAGGTGTAGAAGTTAATCTAAAACCTGGTGATATGCTTATCTATTCTGGCTGTGAATTAGAGCATTGGCGTAAACCTTTTGAAGGAAAGCTTTGCGGACAAGTGTTTTTACACTATAATCATGCAGATGGAAGATTTGCAAAAACCAATTTGTATGATAAAAGACCTATGTTGGGTATACCCAAATAACGTTGAATATCAACGCAATCTAATATAATCTGGAGATATATGTTACAAAAGATAGGATTTCAGCCTGGAATTAATAAACAGATAACACCTACAACAGCAGAAGGTCAATGGACTGACTGCGATAATGTAAGATTTAGGTATGGCACACCTGAAAAAATAGGTGGTTGGAAGCAATTAGGTGATGATGCTCTTACTGGTGCAGGACGTGGACTTCATCATTTTGTAAATAGTAAAGCTAGAAAATACGCAATTATTGGTACAAACAGAATTTTATATGCATACTCAGGTGGTGTGTTTTATGACATACATCCTATCAAATCTACAACAACTCTTTCTAATGCATTTAGCACAACTAATGGATCACCAACTGTTACAATAACATTTAGTTCTCCACATAATATAAGTGCACAAGATATAATTTTATTAGATAATTTTACTACTATTACTAATTCTAATTATACAGCAGCTGATTTTGATGATAAAAAATTTATGGTAACAACTGTACCTACAAGTACAACTATTACAATTACAATGCCAGGTAATGAATCTGGATCTGGTGCAACAACATCAGGTGGTATTAGAGTACAACATTATTATCCTGTAGGACCAGCTGTACAAGCTCAAGGTTTTGGTTGGTCACTTGGATCATGGGGTGGTGAAGTAGCAGGTGAACCTACAACTACATTAACAAATGGTATTAATGATGCTGTAACAACAGGAATTATATTAAATGATGTATCTCAGTTTCCAGATGCAGGTACAAACTTTATAAAAATAGATAACGAAGAAATTTCATACACAGGTATATCTGGTAATGAACTTACAGGTGTAACAAGAGAAGTTAGAGGAACAACTGCTGCAGCTCATAGTGGTGGAGCAACAGTTACCAGCACAACAAACTTTGTAGCATGGGGAGAGGCTGCATCAGGTGACTTAGTTCTTGAACCTGGTATGTGGTCCCTAGATAATTTTGGTGACAAAGCAATTTGTCTTATTCATGACAGTGCGGTATTTGAATGGAACTCTGCTGCAACAAACGCAGAAACAATTAGAGCAAGTATTATATCTGGTGCACCAACTGCATCACGTCACATGTTAGTATCAACACCGGATAGACACTTAGTATTCTTTGGAACAGAAACAACAATAGGTGATACATCTACACAAGATGACATGTTTGTAAGATTTTCAGATCAAGAAGATATAAACACATACACACCTACAGCAACCAATACAGCTGGTACACAAAGACTGGCCGACGGATCACAGATCAGAGGAGCAATTAGAGGTAGGGACGCTATCTATGTTTGGACTGATACTGCATTGTTCACTCAACGTTTTGTTGGTCAACCATTTACGTTTGCATTCGCACAAGTTGGAACTAACTGTGGACTTGCAGGACAGAATGCATGTGTAGAAGTTGATGGTGCTGCTTATTGGATGTCAGAGAATGGTTTTTTTAGATATGCTGGTAAACTAGAATCACTACCATGTTTAGTAGAAGACTTTGTTTACGATAATATAAATTTAGAATCTGGTAACCAAATGGTATCAGCAGGATTAAATAACTTGTTTGGTGAAGTTACTTGGTTTTACCCAACAACAGGATCATCAGTAGTTAATAGACAAGTTACATATAATTATTTTGATTCATCACCACAAAGACCGGTGTGGACTATTGGCTCATTAGCTAGAACTATGTGGGAAGATTCTGCAGTATTTGGTAATCCGCATGCTTTATCATACGAAGCAGGAACAGATACATCTTTTGATGTTGTAGGCAACACAGAAGGTAGAACAATATACTATCAACACGAAACAGGAACTGATCAAGTTCAAGGTGGTGCAACTACAGCAATTGTTGCAAGCATTGAATCAGGAGATTTTGATATTACACAACAAAGATCGGCTCAAGGAACACAGACAGGTGTTGCAACATTTAAAGGAGATGGTGAGTATCTTATGAAGATAAGAAGATTTGTACCCGACTTTATATCTCAAACAGGTAATACACAAATTACATTTTTACTAAGAGATTTTCCAAATGATACACAAGCAAGCTCAGCACTTGGACCATTTACAGTTTCATCATCTACTAAAAAAGTAGATACACGTGCAAGGGCTAGAGCTGTTGCATTAAAAATAGCAAACACAACAACTAATCAAAGTTGGAAATTAGGAACTTTTAGATTAGATGTACAACCAGATGGACGTAGATAATGGCAAAAATTGTACAGGTAATAACTAGACCATCAAACGAATATGATGTACAGACTGCGGAAGCTCAAGTAAGAGATCTTGATGCTATTGTAGAAAAATTAAACTCAACGTTTCAAGAAGAATTAAAAGATGAAATTGAAGCGTTTAACTTTTTTGTAAACTAATGGCTAATCAATATAAATTTGTAGGAACAGATAACAGCACATCAGGAAGTGCAATAAATCCTTTTGGTACAGGTAATCCTTTGGTTAGTGAAACTTATGTTATCAAATCTATACTAGTCACATCAGCCGGAACACCAACAGTCACAGTTACAAATAACAGTATTACAGCTATAAAGTCAGCAGCATTAACAGCAAATGTTACAACAGAATTACTTACTCAACCTTTAGTGGTTGAGGGTGGTAATACCCTAACCGTGCTATCAAGCAACACAGATTCGTTTGATGTAGCGGTTAGCTATCTAAACATTAAAAAGGAGATAACAACATAATGAAAGATATCCCAGTAATAGAACCAAAAGAGATTATAACAACAATAACAAATATGAAGACAGGCGAGGTATACAAGGACGATTCTGAGTGGAAAGCTAAAGGAATTGCAGAATCTGACATAAGAAAAGATGTTAGAGTAATCATGCCTAGCCTTGATTTATTTGGAGAAACAAAATAGAATAGAACGATGGCCATAACAAACGCACAACAATTTAAACAACTTCAACTAGTAAAACCAAGAAAAGATGGTACACGTCCTGGTTACTATGGGGCTGATGCTGGTTTTGGTGATGATGATTATAAAGACGCTTCAGCAGCTTTTGATGCAGGAAGTGGTAGTGGTGGTTCAGATGCTGATTTTGCAAGAGCAAGATCAGCGATAGACAATAGAGCAGCTCAAGAAGCAGCTAGGATAGAAAAAGAACGTTTTGACAAGGAGAAAAGAAATTTAGAAATAAATCAAAAACAAAGGTTAAAACAAAAACAAAATTTTGCAGAAAAATTTAGAATAGCAAGTTTAAAAAATTTATATGATCAAAAAACTGGATTAAAATCAGCTGTTCCTTCTTTTGGAAATATTCTTTCAACATTTGACCCAGCGTTAAATGTATATGAAAGATCAGATCCTGCTGTTGATCAATATGGTATGTCAGGAGAAACTTTAACAGATTTAGATAGACTATCAGATGCTATTAATAAAGGTGAGTCAACTGGTGATATATCACAAACAGAATTTGAAGAGGCTTTTTATGGACCAGAAGGTCCACGTCAATTAGGTAGTTCTAATGATACAAGTGATCCTTTTATTCCTATTATTCCAAAAATTATAGCTGACAAAACAGGAATTATGAACCAAAAACCAGAGATAGAAGAGGACGAAGGTTTAAGATTAGCATTTAGAGCTGATGGCGGTAGAGCAGGATTAGCAGAAGGTGGCATGCCTTATGAAGGTGGGATCATGGACCTTGAATCAGCAAGACAGATGTATGGTTTAGGTAAACTTGTTAAGAAAGTTACAAGATCAGTTAAGAAGATTGCAAAGTCACCAATAGGTAAAGCTGCTATATTAGGTCTTGGAGCTTATGGTTTAGGTGGTGGTACATTTTTTGGAAAAATGTTACCGGGTGTAACAAGAGGCGGCCAAGGTTTTGGAGGTTTTGGAGGTTTAAGTTCTATATTTGGAAACGTTGGAGATATTATTGGTGGAACAGGTTTAGGTGATAAATTTGCAAAAGCAGCTGGTAGTAAAATAGGATTAGGTATTACAGCAGCATCAACACTAGCAGGATTACTAACACCTGAACAAGAAGAAGAGGCACAATTAATTTCAGATAATACAGGAATTGATATAGCAGAGATAAGAGCTAACCCTGATAAGTATTTAGGAAGAAGATTTAGAGCAGAAGGTGGACCTATGGAAGGCAAAGAGCCTGTAGCTAAAAAAGTTATGCCATTATTAGATATGGATGGAAAAGAAATGGATTTAAGAGCTGAAGGTGGATTTGTTCCAATAGGACGTATGGAAAAAGCAGATGACGTCCCTGCAAGATTATCAAAGAATGAGTTTGTATTTACAGCTGATGCTGTTAGAAACGCCGGCGACGGAGATGTAGACAAAGGCGCAGAAGTTATGTATAACATGATGAAGAACCTCGAATCCGGAGGTGACGTATCGGAAGAATCGCAAGGATTAGAAGGCGCTAGAGACATGTTTCAAACATCACAAAGATTAGAGGAAGTATTATAATGGCTATTCAACAAGTACAAAATTTACCTGCACAATTCGTTCAAGATCTAGGACAAGATTTAGCAAAACAAGTTACAGCACAATCAGGTGTACCTGTAGTATCAACTGGTATTGCTGGTATATCACAACAACCTGGTGAATCTGCTGCTGATTTTGCAGCAAGACAAAGTGCTGCTCAACAATTTACAACAAGACAACAAAGTTTATCAGGACTTGCACCACAAGTAGCAGGTCAAGATGCACTACAAACACAAGCACAAAATTTAGCAACCCAAGGTGTAGGATCTTTTCAACCATTTTTACAACAAGCACAAACTGCAGGCACAGCAGCTGGAACAGCATTAGGTGGAGTAGGTTTGGGAGCAACAGCTTTCCAACAAGGCGTACAAGACTTTATGTCCCCGTATCAATCACAAGTGATTGATGCAACACTTTCAGAGTTTGATCGTAACACGCAAATACAACAACAAGGTATAAGAGATCAACAAGCAGCTTTGGGTGCGCTCGGCAGTGGTCGAGCGGGAGTGCAACTCGCAGAGTTCGGCACAGGGGCTGCGAGAGAACGAGCATTATTACAAGCCGGTCTCTTGCAACAAGGATTCGGTCAGGCAGCGGGAGCCAGACAACAAGACATCGCTAACAGAGGAGCATTTGCATCACAACAACAAGGTTTAGGTCAATTTCAAGCAGCACTAGGTCAAGCACAACAAGGTGCAACAGGTGTAGATATTGGACGTTTAGGTCAGTTGGGCGCACTGAACCAAGCACAAACACAAGCAGGTCTTGATGCACAAAGAGAAGCAGCAAGACAAGCTACATTCTTACCACAAGAACAGTTAGATAGATTTGCTGGACAAGTAACAGGAATTATGGGTGGATATCCTGGTCAAACACAAACAACAAACATACCTAACCCTACACCATTACAAACTGCGTTAGGAGTTGGAACAACACTGGCTGGTATTTATGGAGCACTTCAACCAAACGCTAATATTCAATTTGGGTTTAATAAATAATTATGAACAGGACTTTAAAAAGACCAATGTTTAGAATAGGTGGATCAGCAGGAACTGGTATTACATCAGGACTAGATCAACCAAGAAAACAATATGCACAAGGAACACCTAACCCATACGCACCTAGTGTTAATTTTGGTGGCGTGCCAGGTTTTTTAACTGGTCTTGGTTTAAATTTATTATCGACACCACCACAAGGCGGCTTACTAGCTACTGCAGCGACCGCGGCTCAAGGACCATTTAAAAACTTACAAGAGAGTCAAGCAGCACGTAGAAAATTAGAATCTGAAAAAGAATTTTTAAGAAGTGAAAGACTTGAAGGTCAAGAGTTTGAAGAAGGTTTATTAGATAAAAGACTAGAAGTTGAAAAAATGAAAATTAATTCAGGTGATAGTTTAACTGTTAATCAATTAGCTGCACAATATCTAGATGACTATGATGGTGATTTAAACAAAGCAACAAACAAGGCTAAATTCTTTTTAGAAGTAAGACCACAGCTTGCAGGCACAGTTGGAGATACACAAATAGGTGGTATTATTGAATCTGATTTAAGTAATGAAAAACAAGCTAAAGCATTTGCTCAAAGAAATAGAAATAAAGTTGGTAAAGTATTTTGGGATATAAATACTGGTAAAATTGTAAAATTAGTTAAAGACCCTGAAACAAACAAATTAGGTTTTGTAGATTTTAATATAACAGGAGACATGACACCTGATACTGAAGGTGAAATATTATCTGAAGCTAATGAAAATGAAGTTAAACCAAAACAAAGTATTAAAGAAGTATTTCAACCTGGTTTAACAGATACAGATAAATTTATATTGGAAACAATTGAAGAAGGCAGAGACAAAAGAGAAAAGGGTATGGAAGAAATTCCAAACTATAACATATACAGATAGAGGTAAAAATGGCAAAATTTACACCACTACTGCCATCAGAGGAAAACAGCTCAGCAGCATGGTACACATCAGTAGGCGCTGGTTTAGTATCTGGTTTAATTAAAACTGTTGAAGGTGTAGTGTCTCTTGGTGCAGAGCTCGTGGACCTTGGAGCAGACTCTAACACAGTTGCAGATGTAGAAAGATTTTTTGACGATGTTAATATATTTGAAGACACGGCACAAGAAAGAGTCGCTGGTAAACTTGTAGAAACATTTACACAGATAGGTATACCAGGTGGAGCAGGTTTTAAACTTGCAACTAAATTAGCAGACAAAGCATTAAAAGCAAAAAAAGCTGGAACATATGCTAATTTAAGAGCTAAAGCTGTTCAAGATGGTATGAAGAAAGCAAAATCATTAAATGATAGAATACCGGATGGTTCAAAAAGATTTGCTGCAGGTGTATTTGGTGGTGCAACAGGAGAAACACTTGTTGCTGATGTAGAAGAAATAGGAACGTTTGGAGATTTTTTTGAAGGACCAACTGCGTTAGATACAGTTGAAGGAGAAGGTAGAGAAGAAGCAGGTAGAAGAATATTAAACAGATTAAAGTTTGGTGCAGAGTCTATATTTATAACACCTTTTGTTTATGGTGTTGGTAGAGGAGGTAAGGCTCTTGCAAAACGAGGTCAAGAACTTGCATATAGTGACAGTGCATTTGAAAGATGGGTAAATAAATATATCGGTTCAGCTTTTAGACCTCAAGGAGATTTACCTAGAGAAGTATTTGAATCTGAAATGGCTAAAGCTGGATTAAAAGCAAGAGATACATTTAGAGCAAGAGAGATAGTAGAAAATATTACAAGAGAAGTAGATAAAGTATATCCACGTTCAGGTAAATTTTTTGATACATCAACTGATACACAACAAAAAGATTTTTATAAAAAATTAAATGATGTTTTATTTGAAGGTGATTTAACAAAAGAAATAAACCCAAGAGCAGTAGATGATTTAGTTAAGTTTTTAAAAAAAGCTGACATAGACGAAGAAGCTGCACAAAATATTATATTTAATTTAAATAATGCCAGAGGAGAGTTTACCAATTTAATTAATATATTAAATAAAAATGCAGGAAGTAAAAAAGCTTCTGGTGCAAAAGACCTACAAAAAATTATGAAAGAAAGAATAGAAGGATGGTTAGGTGGTACATATAGAATATTTCAAAGACCAAAAGGTTTATTTAAATTGTTTCAAAAATATAAACCAACCGATGAAGCATATTCAAATGCTATAAATTTATTTAGAAGATATTTAGCAAGAACAGATAAAAATAGAACTAAAGCTTTTGATCCTGAAGGAACAGAATATTATGAAAGAGCAAAATTTTTAGTTGATGATATTGTAAATCAAGTACAAATTAAAAAGAAACCAGCTGGTCTACCTGATATAACATACACAAATGGTACAGCAATGTCACAAACAAAAAGTTTTGAAAAAGCAATGGGTAGAGGCAGTAAAGTGCTTAGAGAGTTATTTGGTGAAGTACAAGACCCACGTTATTCTATATTCAATGCAATGACAAACTTATCTGCAGTTGCAAGAACTGCAACTTATTTCGATGATGTTGCAGCGCAAAACAGACAAGTGCAAGAAAGTGGTGGAAGAGGATTTTTTTGGGAAAGTGAAGACCTTGCAAAACAAGCTGTTAACTCACCAACTACAGGTATTGAAATAGTTTCATTAGATGATGTTATTCAAAAATTACCAGGTGGTAATACATTAGTCAGTCCTTTGTCTGGTAAATATACTACAAAAGAAATAGCCGAAGGTATCGAAAATATAAATGACGTAGGTGCAAGTTTAACTGGTTTAATTAGAGGTAGAGAAGGTGCTAAGGGTACAGAAAAAGCAGTTACTTGGTTCTACAGAAATTTATTATTATTTCCAAAAGGTATATCACAATTAGCAAAAACAGTTTTATCTATACCTACACACTTACGTAACTTTTTTAGTGCTGGTGCATTTGCTAGTGCAAATGGAATATTTATTGAAGGTCTAACAAATCCTGGGTTGTTAAAAAAAGCGTTTGCTGAAGGTATTGATATATCAGGGCTTTTGAAACTTGGACCAAACTCAGCAGAAGCGCAAGCAGCTTATAGAGAATTATTAGAGCTTGGAGTTACAAACTCACAAGTACAAATTGGAGATCTTATTAATCTTTTAAAAGATGCAACAGGGAACCCAGGTGTTGTATCAACAGATACAATACTAAGGCCTATGCTGAGTAAATTAAAAAAACTTGGAAACTTTTTTCAAGGTAAATATGTTGCAGAGGATGATACATGGAAGATTACAAACTATGTTGTTGAATTAGATAGATTAAAAAAAGCTGCAGTTAAAAGAGGTGTTGATGTAAATAACAAAGAAACATTAAGAGGATTAAAACAAGAAGCAGCTAATATTGTAAAGAATACTGTACCAAACTACGCATACGTTGGATCTGCTGTTAAGACTGCAAGGATATTACCGATTGGTAATTTTATGTCATTTCCATCTGAAATAATTAGAACTACAACTAATATTGCAGAACAAGGATTAAAAGAAATGAGACACATACCAGCTGCAGGAGAGAAAATAATAGGAAGCAGCGTCACGCCTTATGTAAATATAGAAGGAAAAGGTTTAGTTAAAAATAACAATGAAATGTATGGAACTGGATTTAAAAGATTATCCGGTATGGCATTTACATTAGGAGCTGTGCCGACAATAGCAGTTGAAGGTGCAAAAGCAATTTATGATGTAACAGAAGAAGAGATCCAAGCATTACGTCAATTCGTGCCAGAATGGTCTAAAAACTCTACACTAATACCAATTAAAACAGAAGATGGTGAACTGCGTTATATAGACTTTAGTCATAGTAATGCATACGATGTAATAGCTAGACCATATAGAACTTTAGTAAATAATATTATTGAAGGTCAACAAAACGATGAAACATTATTATCAGGTTTTGTTGATGGAGTATCTGAAGCTAGTGCTGAGATTATGAATCCATTTATATCAGAATCTATTTGGACAGAAGCAACAGCAGATTTAATTGTTAGAGGTGGTAGAACCAAAGAAGGTAGACAATTGTACACGGATCAAACACCAGCAGGTAATAAAGCTGCAATTAGATTTTTACATTTAGGTAATGCATTGGCACCTTCTTACAAACAATTTTTAAGATTAGGTACAGCTGCATTTGGAACTCCTGACAAACGTGGAGATTTTTTAAACATTGGACCAGAGCTAGCAGGATTTATGGGACTACGTCCTATTAAAGTAGACCCATTACAATCTATGGGATTTAAGATAGCTGATTACCAACAAGGTATTAGAAATGCTAGAAGAGAATTTACTGGTGGTTACTTTGGAATATTAAGAGGTGGTAGAATAAAACCAAACGATGTCATTAGTGCATTTTATAATTCAAACAAAGCAAGATTTGAAGTTCAACAAGAAATGAATAAAAATATTAACGCTGCTGGAATTCTTGGTGTTGACACAAGTTCATTAAGAAGAGAATTTAGTGATAGACAAATAAGTACAAAAACTTTTAACAATTTAGCAACAGGAGTATTTGAACCATATTTCCCTTCTCAAGATATTAGAAAAAGATTTGCTGAAATTGCAAATAATTTAGGAGATCCAAATGTGTATTTAGAAGTTGCACCAACATTAAGAGCCATGAAATCTTTATTTAAAGAGCTACCTTTAGACTCAACATTTGATATTGATTTAGCTGATTATTTATTTGAGGAAGCACCATTGATACCTTTACCAAATTTACCTCAACCAATTGTAAATCCACAGCCAAATATAAGTAATCAAGCACAAACAGTAGATCAAAATACTAACTTGACATCAACTGAAACTGCATTACTATCCCCAGAAGAACAAGTAATCAGACAAAGATTAAGGAGAACAACGTAATGGCTAAAAAATCAGCATTACAAAAAATTGAATCACATGAAAAGCTTTGCAGAATAATGCAAAAGCAAACATTCGAACAAATAAAAGAAATGCAAGAACGTATTAAAAGATTAGAGTATTGGATAGTCGGAGGTATGGGAGCCGTATTATTAGTATTATTAACAGACCTTGCATAAAAATGGAACTTACACGGAATTTTACTCTTCAAGAGCTTATCAAATCAGACACAGCAATCCGTAAAGGGATTGATAATAATCCTAATGCCGATCAAATAGAAAAATTAAAAACACTTTGTGAAAAAATTTTACAACCAGTACGTGACCACTTCGGCAGGGTCAAGGTAACTAGCGGGTTCCGTAGTCCACAGCTGTGCCAAGCTATTGGTAGTTCACCAAATTCACAACACGCCCGTGCAGAGGCCGCAGACTTCGAAGTGGTTGGAGTGGATAACTGTGAGCTTGCCGATTGGATACACAGAGAGTTAGAATGGGATCAATTAATTCTTGAGTATTATGTTCCTGGTGAACCAAACTCAGGCTGGATACATTGTAGCGTAACGGAAGGTATGCCTAGAAAACAATTTTTACATGCATATAGAGAAGAAGGTAAAACAAAATACAAACCAATACTAGGTAAAGCAAAAGAAATATTTGTTTAAATCCAAGCTTTTAATTCTTCACCCAATACTTCAGAGGCTATATTTATTTTTTTACGTAAAGCTTTGGTTATCTTTTCGTCAACTGTATCTTCGGCAATCAAGTCAACATAAGTCACTGATTTGGCTTGGCCTATTCGGTGTGCTCTATCTTCTGATTGTAATCTTTTTTCTAAGTCATATCCATTAGAATAATAAATAACGGTGTTAGCTTGTGTAAGTGTAATACCATAACCACCTGTTTGTGGTGTACCTACAATAAATCTACAGTTCTCATCGTTTTGAAACTTTTTAATATTTTCTTGTCTTTCTTCTTGTGGTGTTAACCCATAATAATCAACCACGGATCCTGGACCATATTCTTTTATGATACTTTCTATTATGTTTGTAATGTCTCTCTGATAGTTAGCCCAAATAATAGCTTTACCTTCTGTTTCTTCTAATACATTCATTAGTTCTGTAATTCTATTGTTTGGTATTAATTGTGTGGATCCATCATCCGCTGTAAAATGCCCACAAGTTATTTGATGCATTCTCATAAGTTGAGTTAATACAGTTACTGTAGATGTAACTTTACCATTAAGTGTAGCTAGTGCTGTTTTTTTCATTTGATCATAAATTTTTCTTTGATCACCTGTAAGAACAATATGTCTTTTTGTAAAATTTTTAGGTGGTAAATCTAAGCAATCTTCTTTTAATACTCTGTAAGAAAACCCATGTAGTTTGTCTGATAGTTCTGCAAGATTTTGAAAAGCATGTACGACTTGTATTGTTCTACCTCTTACATGCATAGATTTCATTACAGCGTATCTATTTCTAAAAGAATAATACGATGCATGATCTAATAAGTATGGGTCTAAAAATTCACACTGTGTATATAAATCAAGTGGGTTTTTAGTTACTGGAGAACCTGTCATGATACGTCTGTATTTAGCAAATTTACTAAGACGAATAATATTTTTTGTACGTTTTGCAGTTGGTGTTTTGATTGTTGTAGATTCATCAATAGCCATTAATACTTTGTGTGAACTTAAAAACTTAGATGCAAACTTCATACCTTTGTCTGTACTAAATGCTTCAACATTCATAACTAAAATATGTAAAGATGTTTCTATTTCAAACAAACTTTCTAGTTTTTCTTGTTGTCCTTTTGTAATATTTGGTTGCCACAATACTGTCACATTTTCTATATGGTCTGGTAAGTGCGCAGGAAGCTCTTGCTCGTACCAGGTTTTTATAACACCTTTGGGAGCTACAATTAATGCACCATCTATCTTGCCTTTGTCATAAAGCATAGACATGTTATCGATTAAAACTTTTGTTTTACCGGTACCCATCTCCATAAAGTATGCATACGTTTCTTTATGCCACGACTTTTCTAAAGCAGTCATTTGATGCTTATATGGTTTTGTCTTAAATTTATAATTCATCTTTCTATTGACTTCTATATAAAGGATGTTATATGATTTGTCAATGTCAGAAAGTACGAAATACGAAAACTTAAAAAGAAATTTAAATCCTACTGTTTATGTTATTCAAGAAATAGCAGGAACAAAGGCAGGTGCACCAAAAATAAATATTATGGGAGCATCACACTATGGACAATTTAAATTTGTACTACCAGAGTTTTCTCAAATGATACATTCTCCAGGACCATTAATTTTTACATTAAGAAAAAAATTAAAAGATTATAAACCTAGAGATTATTTACTACTTACAGGCGATCCTGCAATCATAGGTGTTGCATGTTCTATTGTATCTGATATTACCAATGGCAGATTTAATTTACTAAAGTGGGACAAACAAGAAAGAAAATACTACCCAATAGAAATAAACTTATATGAAAGAGGAGAAATAGATGACAATTGATTTTGAAAAAGACCAACAAGATGCAATGAAAAAAACTGGTAATATCCAGTCTCTTGCAGATCAGGTTGAATCATTAGAAAAAGTTGTTTCAACAATAGAAGCAGCAGAAGAGAATATAAAATTATTAAAAAAGAAAAGAGATCATATATCAGGTGAAGTTATACCTACTATGATGAGTGAGATGGGACTTGCAGAACTTAAACTGCATGATGGATCGCACCTAAAAGTTTCAACGTCGTATCGTGCTACTATTACAGAAGCAAATAAAGAAGCGGCGTTTAACTGGCTTCGTAATAATGGACTAGGGGATATAATCAAAAACGAGATATCCGTATCCTTTGGTCGCAACGAAGATAACAAGGCGGCTGATTATGCCGATCTTGCAAAAGGTCAAGGGTTCCAACCGACACAAAAGATGAAGGTAGAACCCATGACTTTGAAAGCGTTAGTCCGTGAACGTATTGAGGCAGGTAAAGAAATGCCAACGGAAATCTTCGGGGTTTTCTCGGAGAATAAGACAACAATAAAAAGGAACAAATAAACATGAACCAAGTAGCAACAAAAAAAGAAGGAGCATTGGCAACATTTGATATGGAAGCTGATGCAAATAAAGGTGCTCAAAATATATCGCAAGAAGATCTTGCGTTGCCTTTCTTAAAAATTTTGGGCCAACTATCTCCAGAGGTAAACAAAAGAGATGGTAAGTATGTCGAGGGCGCAGAGCCAGGCAAAATAATAAACACTGTAACTAATCAGTTGTTCGACACATTACAAGTCGTACCGGTCTTTTACAAAAGACAATACATTGAATGGCAAGATAGAGGTACCAGCACTGGTGCACCTGTTGCAATTCACGAGGCAGACAGTGATATAGTAAGTCAAACCACTAGAGGTAAAGACTACAAAGATAGATTAGCAAATGGTAACTATCTTGAAAACACTGCAAGCCACTTTGTATTAACTGTTGGAGATAATCCATCTACAGCTTTGATTTCTATGAAGTCTACTCAACTTAAAGTTAGTAGAAAATGGAACTCAATGATGATGGGTATTAAAATGCAGGGTAAAAATGGTTTGTTTACTCCGCCAACTTACAGCCACATTTATAATCTATCCACTGTTCAGATGTCTAACGACAAAGGAACATGGTTTGGTTGGGATGTATCAAAAGCAGGACCAGTCACAGATAAAAGTATCTATGATATGGCAAAAGCTTTTGCTGAATCTGTGGGTAAGGGTGAGATCCAAGCTAAACACGGTACAGAAGAGACTACAAAGTCTAATTCAAATTACTAGATCCTAGGTAGTGGGCGTCGAAGCGAGAGTGGAGTCGCCCACTTAAATATATGATTGAGAAGTTTAAAAATATATTTGAAGGATTGGACCGTGCGCATGGTGTCACTATTGTAGGTGAATCAAATGGTAATGGTACAAAGGTAAAAGGTAAATCCTTTGTTAAGAGAGAACCAGTCACAAACGAATTATGGCAAAAACATTTAGACGGAGTAGATAGTCTAGGTGTCATACCAATTAACGATGACAACAAATGTAAGTGGGGATGTATTGATATAGATTCTTACGCAGGCTTTGATCATCAAAAACTTATAAACAAAATTAAACAATTTAAATTACCACTGATAGTATGTAGATCTAAATCAGGTGGTGCACACGTATTTTTATTTACAAAAGATTATGTGTCTGCAAGTTTGATGCAAGATAAACTTAATGAGATAAGATCTGTATTAGGTTATGGTGGATCAGAAGTATTTCCAAAACAAAGAGAATTAAAATCAAAAGATGATACAGGAAACTTTCTTAACTTACCATACTTTAATTGTAGTAGCACAACAAGATATGCCTTTCTCGAGAATGGAGAAGCTGCTAGCATAGATGCTTTTTTTGAATTACAAGAAAGATATAAACAAGACGACATCAGCACAATAGAAGTTAAAAGACCAGAGACACCATACTCTGATGGACCACCGTGTGTAGAACTAATGGTACAAAACAAAGTAGGAGAGGGTGGCAGAAACAATGCACTATTTCATTATGGTGTGTATGCAAAGTCTAAGTGGCCAGAAAATTGGAAAACAAAATTAATATTATTTAACGAATCAGCAATGGCACAACCATTGTCAGATATAGAAGTAAACATCATAACAAAACAACATGAGAAAAAAGATTGGGGTTACAAATGTAATGACCAGCCTATGTGTAGTTTGTGTGATAAAAAACTATGTAAGTCTAGAAAGTTTGGTATAGGACAAGAGATAACATTTCCTAATCTTACAGATCTACAAGTCGTTGCATTAGAAGAACCATACTATTACATGAATGTAGATGGGGATAGATTGTATCTTGACTCTGCAAAACATTTAACAAACCAAAGTTTATTTCAAGAAGAGTGTGTAAAACAATTACGATTTAATCCTCCAACATTGAAAACAAATGATTGGAAAAAACTTACAAACATATTGTTAGAGAATGCAGAAGTAACAGAACCAGCAGAAGGTACAGGCACAAAAGATATATTACGTAATTATCTTGAAGACTATTGTGTAAATAGAATACAGAAAGATGACTTTGAAGATCTTAAAAACGGAGGTACATTTACCAAAGAAGGCTACCACCATTTTGTATTTGATAACTTCTTTCACAATTATTTATCTAGAAAACATTGGAAGGTGCCATACCAAAGAACATCACAGATGCTAAAAGACAATCTACATTGCACAACTAAACGTGTGGGTAGACATAAGCTATCTGTATTTGCTGTAGCTAGATTTGATAAACAAACAGAAACATACAAACCAAAACCATTTAAGAAAGATAATTACTAATGCGAACTATAATTTATGGACCACCAGGCACAGGTAAAACACATACTTTGTTAGGACATATAGAAAAATTTCTTGAGACAACAGACCCAGATAAGATTGGATATTTTACATTTAGTAAAAATGCTGCACAAGAAGGCAGAGAAAGAGCTGCATTAAAATTTAGATTATCTATGTTAGATGATCTACCATATTTTCAAACACTACACTCTTTTTGTTTTAATCAACTTGGATTAGCTAGAGATCAAGTGATGAAAGAAAAACATTACAAAGAATTAGGTGAGAAGATGGGACTAGAGATAGAAGGTACACAGCAAGACGAAGATCATGACAGTGTCTTCTATTCAAAAAATCCATACATACAATTAATAAACATAGCACGATCAAAAGAAATAGATCCTGTAAAATATTATCATCTTACAGATAATCAACAGGTATCATTAAACAAATTAAAAATTATATCAGAAGAGTTAGAAAGATATAAATCAGAACATGGATTGATTGACTTTCCAGACATGATAGAAAAATTTTTAGCATCAGGTGAACCACCAAAGTTACGTGTAATGTTTGTTGATGAATCACAAGATTTAAGTTTGATACAATGGAAATTAGTAAGACGAATAGAAGAAGCAGCAACAGATTCTTTTATTGCAGGAGATGATGACCAGGGTATTTACAAATGGAATGGTGCACATGTAAACACATTTATAAATTTAGAAGGCACAAGAAAAATATTAGAACAATCACACAGAGTGCCACAAAAACCTTTTGCTCTTGCAAATAAAATTATTAACAGAGTTAGAAACAGAGTAGAAAAAAAATATTATCCAAAAAATACGACAGGATCTGTCAATCGTTGTCAAAGTTTATATGATGTAGATTTTACCAAAGGTAAATGGTTAGTGCTAGCAACGGCAAACTATATGTTGGGAGACATAGGTGATGTGTTAGATGAGAAAGGATTATATTGGCAAAGAAGAAAAGCAACACCAAGAGTAAAAAACATATACGAAATTATACAGAAGTGGGATGAATTAAAAACAGGTGTACCTATGCACTTTAATGATTGTAAAAAAATATTTAACAAGATGAATAAAAACTGGGACAAGAAACTATTCAAAGCTATGGTCAAAGACCAGTTCTATGACATAGATACATTAAAAGATAAGTATGGATTACAAACAGAAGCAGACTGGCAAGAAGCATTAGATGAATTAGGAAATGAAGATATTAGAAAGATATCAAAATTAATAAAAGCAGGAGAAGATTTATCTGGCACACCAAGGATAAGTATCTCTACAATACATGGGGTAAAAGGAAACGAAAGAGAGAATGTAGTAATTAATACAGAACTATCTGGAGCAGCTTACGATGAGTATCAAAAGAATCCAGATGATACACACAGATTGTTTTACGTTGCATGCACAAGAACAGAAAACAATTTATTTATAATAGAACCACAAAGGAAAAAAGCATATGACATCTAAAGATTTATTTAAAGGTACAACATACAATTCACTAGAAGAGCAGGTAGGCGGGAAGCACTATCGCTCGATGAAAATTCAGCCCGCAGAGTTTATAAACGAAAACAAATTGCTTTTTGCAGAAGGTAATGCTATAAAATATATCTGTCGACATCAGTCGAAAGGGAAAGAACAAGATATAAAGAAGGCAATACATTATTTGGAAATGATACTAGAGAGGGACTACTCATGAAGCCAATATTTAAACCACAGACAGAGTGGCTACCACCACAAGATTTTCCTGATCTATCAAAATACGATGAGATCTCAATAGACTTAGAAACAAAAGATCCCGATCTTAAAACTATGGGCTCCGGATCTATAACTGGCCGAAGTAATATAGTTGGTATAGCTGTAGCTGTCCAAGATTGGAAAGGTTATTATCCTATTGCACACGAAGGTGGTGGCAACATGGATAAGAACATGGTCCTAAAATGGTTTCAAGATGTCCTAAATACAGACGCTATTAAGATATTTCACAACGCTATGTATGACGTATGTTTTATACGTGCTGCAGGCCTTAAAATTAATGGCACTATCGTAGATACCATGATTGCTGGCTCTCTCGTGGACGAGAATCGCTTTAGATACGATTTAGGTAGTCTGGGTCGTGATTACGTCGGAATAGGCAAAAATGAGGCTGTATTAAAGGAAACTGCAGACCTATGGGGTGTAGATCACAAAGCAGAGATGTATAAACTACCAGCCATGTACGTTGGTGAGTATGCTGAACAAGATGCAGATTTAACTCTAAAACTTTGGCAAGAAATGAAGAAACAAATGTATCACGAAGATGTAGAAGATATATTTAAACTAGAGACAGAACTTTTTCCTTGCCTCGTTGATATGCGTTTTTTAGGTGTTCGTGTAGATACTGAAGCAGCATATGGATTGAAGCAACAATTAATAGAAGAAGAAAAAGAATGCTTACACAAAGTAAAAAAAGAAACATTAGTAGATGTTCAAATATGGGCTGCACGTTCAATAGAGAAAGTCTTTCAAAAACTGAACCTACCATATGACTTAACCGCAAAAACAAGTTCTCCATCATTTACTAAAAACTTTCTGCAGAATCATCCTCACCCAGTGGTGAAACAAATAGCTCGTGCTAGGGAAATAAATAAATCTCATACTACATTTATTGATACCATATTAAAGCATCAACATAAAGGTAGAATACATGCAGAGATAAATCAGATTAGATCTGATAGTGGTGGTACTGTAACCGGTAGATTTAGTTATAACAATCCAAACTTACAGCAGATTCCTGCACGGAACAAGGAACTTGGACCACGGATCAGAAGTTTATTTATACCAGAAGAAGGTTGTACCTGGGGTTGTTTTGACTACTCACAACAAGAGCCACGTCTAGTTACACACTACGCAGCTCTCGATGGACTGTATGGCGTTGACGAAGTATTAGATTCATACAACGAAGGCGAAGCAGACTTTCACCAGATTGTATCAGATATGGCTAACATACCAAGATCACAAGCTAAGACAATTAATTTAGGTTTGTTTTATGGTATGGGTAAAAATAAATTACAAGCAGAGTTAGGTGTATCTAAAGAAGATGCGGAAGATTTGTTTAGAACTTATCATGACAAAGTACCATTTGTAAAAATGTTAATGGAAAGTGTAATGCGTAGAGCACAAGACAAAGGTAGAGTTAGAACTTTACTAGGTCGTAGATGTAGATTTAATTTGTGGGAGCCTAATCAGTTCGGGATACACAAAGCATTATCTCACGAAGATGCACTCGCGGAACACGGACCAGGGATCAAACGGGCGTTTACCTACAAAGCACTAAACAAATTGATACAGGGATCAGCAGCTGACATGACAAAAAAGGCTATGGTTAATTTATACAAAGAGGGTATCATACCACATATACAAGTGCATGATGAACTTGATATATCAGTAAATAATAATGCAGATAAAATAAAAGAAATTATGGAGTCTGCTGTTGACTTAGAAGTACCTAACAAGGTAGATTATGAATCAGGCCCTAATTGGGGCCAAATAAAATGATAAATTATGGCTTACTTAAATGCAAACATTCCTGTAGTATACGCACAAATAAAAAAGGAGTATTTATATGACTTACAAAAGCATCATGGAGAAGTGTGTGACTGTGTTATCTTCGGTATTAGCAGTCTTACAGGTCGGAGCATCTTATTTCACGCTATTATGGAAAATGGCGCAATCTTTTATCGCCTCCCAATTAGCGCGTTTATTCAACGTGGTTTCGAAGCAAAAGACGTACCAGCCAGAAGACTTGATGAACTACAGCTTTGGAATTGTTTCTCTTATTATCCTTCTGTGCATCGTTGGGATATTCTAGACGGACAAGCAGGAAAATACATAGGTAAAGATAAAAAGTGGCACCCTGGTAAATATTTATTTACCGTTGACTTTGCACATCCAGAGTCTAATATACTTGACACTGATCATTCAGAGATTCCGCACGAACATAAGTGCGCTCACATAATTGCATTAGACGATGGTAATTATGCAGCACAACCAAACAATAGATGTATATGGGACATACCTTCTTTCACAGTGAAAGATGATATACCTGATTGGAAAGTGCAAACATCTGAATGGAACGTTGAAGATAGTAGAGCATGGCGTACAGAGGATACGGACAAGTTCTTCTATGAAATTGAGGAAAAGAAAAAATGAATTTAGCAGATTTATTAAAAAAGAATTTTGTATTAGTACCTGTAGTAGCTTCTGTGCTAGTCGGTACATTCACTGGCGTTCGTTATATTGTTAATCTAACAGACACAATCAATTCAAACCAGCAAGAAATTATAAGTTTACAAAGAGATTTAAAAGTTGCTGAAGATAAAA